TTCTTCATCTAGATAAAATGCATACTGTTCGTCTACTTGATGCCATTCGTGTTTGACTATGGTGACCATCATTCTTCTCCTTCAATCACTTCATTACCATCAGTATCATACTTCTTACCAGCATTAGGACCATCAACACGCTCAAAGATAGGATCACAGTCGATGATCATCTCAGAGTCACCTTGTATCCAATCTTGTTCCTCTAAGTCGTATACACTGTTACCTTCTTCAAAATATTCTTCAAGTAGTTGTTGTGTTTCTTCATCACAACCATCTAGGTCTTGACTATCCCAGCAACCATCCCATGTTTCTATGAGTTCTACATCATACCCACAGTCCCATAGATTATCACCCGCACTAATCTTTGGTACGTTCTCATCTTCTGTCTCTACTTCAAAGCTACCCCAACGCCAACCTGTCTCTGACATAACAGTATTATCGCCTTTGTGATAATATTGACGTTCAACTAATGATTTCTTCCAACTTGGGTGAATTATCCATTGTGCCATGATTGCTCCTTCTCTCGTAGTTTCTCAATCTCATTTGCAGCTTCTTCTAGCAGGTCAGCTATTCTGTCAGGCTGTCCTTCTTGTACCGATTTTCTAGAAGGTATCTGACGGCGTATCTCTGCTCTCTTACGAAGTCTATACACTAAGTCGTTCTCGCTCATGCTCGTACCTTATGAGTTACATACAGAACTATTCCCATGGCTATAATGATTCCTACTGCTACTCCATAGAAGAATGTGGTCCAGGCTAGTAGTGTCATTTTGTTTTGTACTCACAGATAATCTGATTATTCTGTATACATTGCTTTGTAGATGGATCGGATACTGATATCACTCTCATCTGATATTGAGTGGTGCAGGCTGAGAGGAATAAAATCGGTATCAGGAGTTTCATTCTATCAGCGTCCTGCTCTGAATGTTCCAGTAATGCTCGACGGCTTTCTTAGCGTAGTCTTGTTCAATGTATTGTCCTAGAGGTTTCTCATCATCAAACTTCAAAGGATATGCATAGGTACCTGTATGGACGGCGGCGCACCAAATGTCCTGGAGGGCGAATTTATGGGCGGCTCCCACAATCATACCAGAGTCAGTATCATAGTAATACCACTTAGCGTTTCTCTCACGCCATTCATAAGTCTTGTTCATAGACTTCTTTCTTTAGAAAAACTCTGGAGAAGTCTGCTTTGAAACCATTGACTTCTTTTTTAAATTCATTCTTGGCTTCTTTTATAGAAGCACAACCAGATAGCAATAGACAGATTAGCAGTAGTTTTTTCATTACCAATCACTCTCGTCAGCAATGGATGCTGTAACCTTCAAAGGAGTACCATGAATCACTGTTTCCCATTCCATCTGTAGTGTATAACCAATACCAGAATGGTTGTCATAGATTAAATCAAAACCTCCTTTGATATTGTGTTTCTCAACAAGTTCATTAATAACCTTGAGGTCAGCAATGTTAATAGACATTTTATTCATTTGAGGTTCCTATCAATTAGAAAGCGAACATAGTCAATATCACCTTCCGATTCTTCTATATAGGTTTCTATTTCTTGTATGATTAAATTGGCAAACTTGACTGAATCAAAATGCAAGTGGCCATCAATCAGTACACCATTGATATAATGACTCCAGCATTGACCAGTTAGTTCTTGTATTTTCTTATTCATCTAGTTGTAACGGTCCAAAATGTTGACGGATACGCATAGCAGCTCCACCAGAAGTCATCTGTGTAGTCATACCATTCACGCAGATATTAACACATTCTTCTACAATTAACTCATAGAACTTTTCTAGTTCTTTATCATAATTAGATGACCAGTCAACAAAGGCATCTCGTGGACGCCAATCTTCATCTTCCCACAGAGCAAAACCTGCTTTGTCTACTAGTTCTATAAATTTAGGATTCACAGATTACTCCATTTCTTTAGTTTCTCACGTTTCTGTTCTTTATAGAATTCTAAGTCAGCCTCTTTGAGAATGTTATGCTTTATGCATAGATCAATCATACAAAGTAAATCACCAATTTCTTTGTGCAGCAGTTCATCATTATATTCTTTTGTAATAGGATTGTAGCCATGTAGACCATATCGATGTATCTTTGAGATAATCTGTATGACCTCTCCACATTCTTCTTGTAGAATGACTAAAGCCTCATCACAATTGAGTGTACTCATTTTGGTAGATTATATTCTCTGGTATATTGACTTGTGATTGAACCATGAGCATCAGGTCCTTCATATCTAACATTTGATTCTACAGGCAGACCAAAACGCTTTCGTATGTTCTTTTTGTCTGCTTGTGAACCGCAACAAGCAACACATTCTTGAACAACTAACTCAAACAATGTTTCAATTCTATTCTGACATTCTTCGCTGATATACTTGTGTGTACCAGACTTCAACATCAGTTCTTTTAATTGTTCATTCATTTTAACACACTTCTGTCAATACAATGAAAACCTTCCATACCTCTTATCATGATTCCATTTCTTTCTTCACATTGTTCAGCATCATGCCGTACAGATTCACTAGCTAACCATGCAACAATAAAAATCATTGCCATTCCAATACCAAATACAATCAGTATATGCTTCCAAGTTTTAGATTTAGATTCGGTTTCAAATTCGTACATTATAATATCCCAAATTCGTTTTTAATGGCACTTATATAAATCTCTGCACCTTTACCATAAAGAAAGCCTGCAGGAATCTTGTCTTGCTCTCGTATAATTCTGAATACTTCTTGAAGAATGTTTCTACCATAATCTTCAAGTTCGGCCATGTCTGCCCAATCTGAAACAAAATACACTCTAGGTGTTTCGTTGTCAATGTAGTTCAGAACACCAGCATCAAGAGCTAGTTCTTGAAACTTCTCGTTCATGATTTACACACAACTTGAATTTCAGATGCATTCAAACCTTTTTCAATTGCTTTCACTCGGCACTCATGTCTGATTGAATCTGAATGTAGACTCGCACCAAACATCATTCCAAAAAACGCTAGAACACCAACAACAAAAATTAAAGTTTGTTTAATATCATCACTCATCATTTTCTCCTTCAGGTTTAGTTGCTTGTTTATATGCTTCAAGTATTTCAAATAACGAAACTTTTTCTTCCCAATAATCTGAATAGATTACTGGTTCTGTATTAGCTTCTGGTTTCTTAAACGGGATGATAATCGACATGTTCTGGACGCCCAAAAGAATCATTATAGTGTTTATCACACAGAGTTTTCCACCAACCGGTAGTTCTCAGTTCTCCTTTAGCACCACACACTTCACAGATATGACAAGACATTTTCTCTGCCATGTCTATAACACCATTCATATACTTGTCGGTATTATCAGCATAAAATCTTAGCATACCATACTTTTCTTTAATCTGGACTACTTTAGGATATTCTATTTCATCAGGAATTTTTTCGTATTGTTTTTCGATATAATACTGACGGGCATCATTACTAGACTTTACATGACTGTAGATGATTTCAGATACCATATCAATTAGATGATACCATCCTTTATCAATGTATACACCACAATAAACATCATCATACATTTTAGGATAAGTTTCTTTGAGGTATTTCTCAAAATTATCAAAAGTCATAATCTAAAGTTCTCCGTGATATTTCTTCCCACTCTGGTCTTGGTGCTCCTGCTGCATCAAGAACCATCATATATTCTTCTGTTACTTGCCAATGTTCTAACCAAACTATGTATTGTCCAACGATGGTGGGAAGCAATGCAAATTCTTTTAGATGACGAATATCACCTATCTTAGGTTCAGGATTTTTTATTTTCCATCTCATAACAATTATTCCGTATCGTATGGATTCAAATATGCATCTATCTTCTTATTTGCTTCTTCAAGTGATACAGCATAAACAGTAAATGTCATCACACCTTTAGCACTGATAGAAATGCTAAATGGTACAGGACCACCAGGAAACTCAAAATCATCGGGCACAGGTCGCATGATGCGAAACTTCTGTGTCTGTTTCATTCTATCAATGATTTCGCTGGTAAGCTGGCTTGGAGTTTTATCTTTCATGGTAGTATCATATCAAAAGTGAGATGAAATGTCAAGTCTTTTGTGAGTCTCCTGGTAAAACTCTATGATTATCTTCCACCGAATCTGGTGTTGATACTTCTATAATTGTTCCTTTTACAAAACAAATAAGTTGATGCGGAAGTAATGGTGGATTATGCCAAGTCATTCCTGGTGTCAATCTATTACTTTTCATTGTTGCATCTTTAGTATCTATCCAGTTCACTTGAAACTCACCAGACAATACATACCAAGTTTCGTCTTTCTCGGCATGGAAGTGCATACTGAATTTAGCACCTTCATTGAAGTGCATCATTTTACCACAGTATTTGTCGTTGGTGCACCAGATTTCTTCGTGACCCCAACCTTTTGGTACTTTACCCGATAGCTTCATCTATTTCCTCTTTTGTAGGTGCGTATACTCCAAGATGTTGTACAGTTACCGATGATGCAATGTTAGCATAACGAATGGCTATTTCAATATCGTTGAAAGAATAGTAATACGTTGCAAGTGCTGCTAAGAAAGTATCTCCCGCACCACAAGCATCCGCAACACTAACAACAGGAGCAGGATAAACAACACCTTTATATTTCGCTCCATTCTTTCCATCAGTAACAATAAGATTCTTATGTTGTGAGATAATTTTTTTATTTTCTACCGAATTAATTTTAATGAACACATTGGTCTTTGGGAAAATTTGATCAAACTCTCCAATATCTGTTTTCTTTGTGTCGATAAAAATTGGTTTGTCCCTAAACTTGTTTATAATCTGCTTTATGTTCTGATATGAGAGAGTTCCTTTGTTGTAGTCGGAGATAACAACACAATCATATTCTTTTTCGGGAATGTTTTGAACTTTTATTGGATCAGAAATTTTATCATTATCAAGTCTTAGTAGTTGATGACCAGTCTTTTCGTCGATGAATCTTGTTTTTACTGATTTTGTATTTCCGGAAACTAATGTAACTTTTGCACCGAGTGCAGCAAGGTTTTTATATACGTTTGCTGCCATACCATCTAGTGTTTCAATTTTAGTAAGTTCGAGTATAGGGACTGGTGCTTCTGGACTGATTCGGTTAACTGTGCCGTATTGATAAACGTCCTTGCAAACATCACCGACTAGTAATACGTTGAATGATTTCACTTGTTGAATGCCCTCTTATCAAATCAAAGAAAATAATCTCTTTACATACTTCTTGTCCTACAATATCTTTACCTATATAGTCAGAGCCTTTTACCATAGCGTCATGTTTAGATATTAGATCGATAAGTTCCTCATCAGTATCGAAATTAGCAACCGCACTAACAACTTTTAGATGCATCAGCATTAACATTCTATCTGCACATGGATTGATAGGTCTAGTTGAACCTTTTAGTCGTTTTACTCTTTCGTCAGTATCTACTGCTACTGTGAGAAAGTCTCCTTGTTCACGGGCAAATAGTAATAGCTCAAGATGACCTCTGTGTAAAATGTCAAAGGTACCATTAACAAATATTTTTCTCATTCTTCGTATAGTTTTCTTTGTTTGTGACTTTTCTCTTGCATAGTTTCTTCTTCAAAAACTTTTCTAGGATTAGCACACATATAACATTTAGGATCACCACAGTTGAAAATATGTTTCTTATGATTTCTATGTGGTTGCAAAAGATATTTCCAGTTATGCATTACATTGCTTAACTTATGATATCCATAATTTTTTGCTAATTGTACTTGCCGTTTAATCTTTGTTTCTTTTTGATGAATTCTCTTGGAGTGTTTGTCTTTCGTTTCTTGATCCATTTTATTATGTAATGAAAAAATAAAGTGCTAAACAAGCAAAATACAAAACAACATACTGTAATGCTTTTGCTCTCCACATTGTTGACGCAAATAACATACCTAAAACAAATGAGAGCAGATTGAATGATGTAAAGGATATCTCAAATACATTCATTCCATCCATTTTATTTAAATGCTTCCAATGTCATAGATTCTAGTTGAAGAAAATCTTTACCCATTCTTATATAATTTTCCAAATCTCTTAGTTCAGGATCATCACTTTCGCATATCTTATGTTCTGTTACGGTATGAAATCTTGTAGACGTTAAACTATGACTCAAGGACGTTTTGTTATAGATGAAAATATGACCCCATGCTCTTACGAAATTATTAAATACAAATATTGGATCTACATAAGGAGAATGAGGCATCAAGCCAGGTTCTTTATGTGCCCACTCAAGATATCTTTTGTGTAACTCGTTCTCGGGATCCACACAAAGACCAATTAAAAAATCTATACTTGGTGTTGTAATCCTTATCTTACCACCTGGCTTTAAAACACGATAGGATTCTCTTATCATGTTTTGACCTACGTCATATGGTATATGTTCTATCATATGTTCACTATAAACATAATCAAATGTACCGTCGGCAAAAGGAAAAGGTTTACTTACATCTAATATAAATGTTTCATGAGGTGGGTGATGATGAACATCACTATTCAACCATCCTGCGAGTTTGTTTGGTCCACATCCTAACTGAAGTTTTTTTATTGGATGAGAATTTAAATATTGCTCTAGCATTTAGTTATCTTCTGTTAGGTATATAGGAGAATTACCTTCATGTACAAAATCTTCGGCTATTTGTTCAGCATCATTTATTCTGGATTTGGTAATTCTCTGTATGTGTTTACCATCAACAAAGAAATCAATCATGTAGGTGTCTGAGAATCTTGATACTGTTGCTTTTCTATTATCAATCTCGTATTCCGATAGTAGCATTTGGTGTCCTCCTCTGAATCGCTTCCCACTGATAAGCGGTACTTATTATTTCTTTTAGACTATATTTAGGTTTAAAACCTAATACTCTTTCTGAATGCTCAACATCTTTACATACTAACTTAGCAGGATCACCAGGTCTACGATCACTATATTTAATCTCAAGGTTGATACCTGTTACTTCTTCTACCATTGTAATAACATCCAGAACAGAATAACCTGAACCAGAACCGAGATTAAAAATGCTAGAAGTTTTATTTTCATTTAGAAACTCTGCTGCCTTTACATGTGCTTCCGCTAAGTCGGATACATGTATATAGTCTCTTATGCAGGTACCGTCAGGAGTAGGAAAATCATTACCATACACAGTGAAATCATTCCTAGTAAGAATACGGGGTATGAGATGAGATTCAGGCTCATGATTCTCACCAAACTCGCCATCGGGATCAGCACCAGCAACATTGAAATACCTAAGAATAGCACTATTGATTCCTTCCTTGTTTGCATCTGCTAGAATGTTTTCACACATTCGTTTAGTTCTACCATAAACCGATTCGGAATATTCAGCAGCACAAGATGATGAGAACACAATGTTTTTACATCCATATTCTTTCATCAATCTTAGAATATTGATTGTGCCAGAAACATTGTTCTCATAGTAATATGTAGGTATTTCTTCACTTTCACCCACCTCTATTGAACCTGCAAGATGATAGACAATATCAAAACCAAACTTATCATCATCAAACATCTTACCATATTCTATCTCATCAAGAATATGGTCGTAGTTTCTGATATCGGTACATATGTACTCATCACAATATTTTGTTACCATGAGTTCTGATGAATGTTTTCGATCCATCACAATCACATAATAACCATTCTTCTTCAATTCTTTTTGAAGGTGATGGCCAATATAGCCAGCACCTCCAGTCACTAATGCTTTCTTCATGCAATCATTCCAATAAAGCGGTTGAGTACAACACGGTTAATAACTTTGTTTGTATTGTACTTAGTAAAGGCGTTTACGAGGCCTCGGGTAGTTGTTGATTTTACTTCAAGTTCACTATCACTGTCAACATCAGTTTCGGCACGAACGATATAATATTCATCATAGCCAGATGTTGTACAAATCACATTCTTTTCTTTCATGAACTTTTCACGAATATCATCCATGTTTGCAGTTTTAGGAAACAAGCGAGAAGTTGCTGTTCTAAACTCACGGCTATTTACAAGATAGAAGCCAACAACATTACTTTTTGTAACTTGTTTGAATATCTTCAATGCTGCTGAAGTAAATCCTTCACATCCACTCTCTTTGATTTTTTCAGAAATACCAGTGCTTTGATGACGCATAACACCAATCTGGGTTCCCGTTGTCATAAAACGTGAACTTGAACCATATTCACCATCAGTAACTCTTTTCTGTGTTAAGAGATGACCTTCACCATCGGTAAGAAACACAGTATTGACTACTTGCAGTTTGTACTGTTTCTGAAACTCAGGAACAATCTTCATTGCTGTAAAGATTGTCTCATTGAGTGGAGTATACTGCATGTCCATCCATTGTGGGAAACCATTTATGCGGTGCGCCATTCTTGCTGCATTTGGATACATACTTGCTGAACCATGTAGCAAAGCAGATGCCATGTAAGACAGGTCACTTGCATTCATTTTGCTAGAAAATAAATTTAACAAATTGAATGATCGAATAAGAATATCATTTTCTTTATATTCTGCTAGGCCTTCACTTTTTCTTTCTCCGTTTTCGTGATAGTACATGTTTGAGAACGCATATACTTCAAACGGAATATTTACTTTCTTGCAGAATAAAACAAGATTTAAGAGTTGCTTGATAGTTGGGTGTAGGTAGTTCACCATTGAACCAGACCAGTCTAGAAATATCACAAGACCATGAGATTTACCACCAGGCACAACAGTCAATCGTTTAAAGATATCGTCATTGAACTTATATGAATAAATCTTACTCATATTCAGTTCGCCAGTTTTTGCAACACTCGCACGTTTCATTTGATCCGCATTTTTACGGAGTTCAAATTCTTTCACAAGATAAGAAACAACTTTCGCTGATTTGGATTTGAAAGTGTTGAATACGCTCGTGTCTACTTGACCAGCATAATATGAGTCTTTCTTGTAACGATTGATAATACGCTTATATGGTATTACAATGCTATCTAGATTGAGATTTTCTGGAATATTGGCATAATTGTAATCCATCGAATCTTCACTTAGAAGTTCCTTTTCATGTTTACGAAATGCATCATCAGTGTGTGATTCTACTTTATCTTCACCACTATTGAAATTATCATTTTCAATTTCTTCAGAATCCATCTCATCAGAAAATTCTGGTGATTGACGTTTTTCTTGTTGTTCATCTTCACCATCTTCTTCTTCACCATCATCAAAATCCATGGTCTCCGATGAATACTCAGTATCATCATCCCACTCATCAGTAGGAGTTTCTTCTTCTTGACGTTTTTCTTTTTGTTTTTCTTTTTGTTGACGATATAGTTCTTGAATCTTTTTAGAAAGTTCAATAACATCATCAAAAGTTTCCAACTCATTCATTTCATCGACAATTGCAAGTTCTTCTTCATTGAACTTGATGCCAAGGTGTGCGCCAATCTTGAAATGAATATTCAAACGGTCAAGAATATTCATACCATTTAGATCAACACCTTCAGTTGCAAAAAAGTTATCGTTATAAAGTTGACGATATGCTTTTGAGAATGAGGAACGCAGGCCAGGATACTTGCGTTTGATGAGTTTCTCAATTCTTGCATCTTCTACAATATTGAGAATAACTTTAGGAATTTTCAAATCAATAACTGAATCATGCCAACCTTCAGCAGGAGTATTTAATGCATGACCAACTTCATGACCAACAAAGAGATCATACATTTCTGGAGTAAGAGTATCTTTAAGAATAGGAATTACCAGCTTACGTTCTTTTGTATTAAAATAAGCGGTAGGAACTTTTTTATGTTCAACAATGAGGTTTTCCGTCGCCATCAATTTAGCGAGTTGTGACTTGGATTCTTGTGTAGTTTGCATTTTGATATCTCTCTATTGAAGATGATGCATTATCTCATGGATCCAATGATTTGTCAATGGAAAACCTCATTGTTGTATTTACGCAACAGCAGTTAACACAATGACATTACCTGTAGGATCCTTTCTTATATCAAGATTCAAAGTTTGACCTTCTTTCCATCCTAGGTCTGCCAGCATTTCATCAGGAAGTTCAATATAAACATCTCCAGAACCATCCTCGCATTCCTTAACTACCGAGGTATATACTTTTGACATAGTTTATCCATACATGAATTGTTTTCTTAAATCTTCATAGTGATCTAAATCTTCTTGCCATCGTCTTTTGACAACCCATTGTTTGACAATCTGTTCAATTTCATCCAATGCTTCTTTTTGTTGTTGTGTTTTTACTGTATCTTCGATTTTCATACTCACCTTTCTTAATGATAAAAAGAACTGTTATCCATGGACAAGAAACCTTTCTTCTTCTTTGCTTCACCCATCAATTCAACCATAGCTACAAACTCATCATATTCTTCTTGTGACATTTCTTGCATCATTTCACACATTTCTTTTAACAGAACAATTTCTTCATCACTAAAGTGATCTAGTTCACTCAAATTTAAGTCCGACATACTCGGTGTTCCTTTCATCATAAATTTTATTCAAGCGATTGACCGCAAGTTGATAAACTTCAGGTACAATCTCTGCACCACACCACTTTCTGTCGGAATATACACATGCCACGGCTGTGCTGCCTGATCCCATAAATGGATCAAACACAGTTTCGCCTGGATTTGTATAAACATCAAGAAAATTTGATATAAGGTCAGTTGGATAATTGTCAACATAACCTTCAATTGGTTTTATAAAATGTTCGAGTACATCAGGAATAGAAACATCACTAAAACCTTCCCGAGAAAACTGTTTTCCGGGTCTTTTGAAGGTTAAAATAAAAGAATAGTTAAAGCGATACAGGTTTGCATTCATTGAACGCACCCAAATTCGTTGACTTTTGTGAATCCAACCCAATTCTTCCATCGTATCTATGATGAAACTGTGTTTTTTCACCACTTTTCCTCCGGATTTACGGTCACGAAGGATAATTGTAACGACATTGTTGATTGGATTGATCATGGAAAAGGTGTCATACATCAATCTTTCCCATTTTGCCCTAGATTCGTCGGGATTTTCCCCAATTTCATCAAAATCTGGTGGGGAAGTAATGACATAATGGTAGGAGAGGTTACGTTTCATGACCTCCAAGCAGTCATCATTGTATAAAATACAATTATCCAAAGGTTCGTACATCAATTTTCTCCTTGTGTTTAACCTTACGAGTGTATCTTACATCAATTTTGTGTTTTTGTGGGGCAGGAATGGGTGTTCGACACACAGGTTTTGGTATTTTCAATAAAATCTTCATTTCATCGCCTCATCTTAGCCATATCTTCTGCTTCCGTGTTATTAAAAACAGGAACAGCATTAGATTTGTGTAAAGTACCAACGCCAATCATCTTATCACCAGTGTATTGTGTAACTTTATCTTTTTTATTCCAGTTAGCAACTTGTACACCAGTGTCAATCGACTGGAATCGCTTAGGATCACGATCAGCAGGAATAACAAGTTTAGGAAATTTACCTTTTGACTTGAAAGTTGACGGAGTTATCTTTTTAGAAACAACACCGATACCGACTTTACGGCACCAAGCATCATATTCTGCTTGTTGCACTTTTGTCAACTTCTTCGGCTTCGATTTGCGAATGTGTCCGTAAATTATCATAATGTAAATCTCTAGTGAGAGAGACTACATTATAGCAACGAAGCAATGAATTGTCAACTACTATTTTGTTTCAATATTTGTAACGTCTAAATTCTTCATCTTCACCATGACGATTCTCATATTCCCATTGTTTTAACTTTTTCTTAACTTCGCCATGTTCTTTGAATTTTCTTTTCTTTCTTGAAGATTTTACAAATTCAAAATCATCACCGTAATCATCATTTTTACGGAATTTACCAGCAAATTTACTCATTTGGTTTTTTAGACTCCATTATTTCATTAGTAGGAACTTGATGCCTTTCATTTTACCTTCAGGCGAGGTTTCTTTATCTCCATTCCTGGAAATAAAAAATATATCGGAGTGAGGATAGCACATTTGTACTATTTTGAGAAGTTGACATGCGGTACCGTCAGTATCATTGTACATAAACACTTCATCCACTTGTTTGATATTTCTGACGATTTCCGATCTTGTGTTGTAGTTTTGAATAAAGCCTTTTTCATATTTTGTCAGGTATATGTCGGAGTGTACGCCGACGATTAACCAATCACCTTTCTTTCTAGCCTTTTTGAGAAACTCAATATCTGATAGTTCTACAGGATCAAAAGTACCAATCGTTACGATTATTTTTTCTTTTCTTATTTTCATGGTAACATGTTGGGAAAACACTCCTTGACAAAGTTATATGTCAATCCTTTGACGCCTAAATCTTTTCTAAAAATTCCTATAATAACTTCCGCTTCTCTTGGTTCTAAAGATTCTAAGAGTTGAATTAGAAGTTCATTCTTTCTCTGCTCATTTAAATTAACAGCAGTAGGATGTCCTTCTTGAAATAAATAAATTCTTCTCAATTCAGTACCAAGATGAGCAAATGAAACACCAGGTAAAGTATCAGGAATCTTGTAATTATCTGGAATCTCTTTTACTGTCCATCTATAATTTGGATGAAAAGCATACTCCAAAACTTTGACAAGTGTGGGAGAAAGATTGTTTTGTATTACAAGTTTTCTATCTGCCTTTGTCTTTGCTTCTTCAAATTCATCAAATACTTCATAAATGTTTCTCATTAAAATTCCTCAATAACGTCCATCAGGTTCTTCAATCGATTCTCAATAAAGTAATTTAATAGCTTACTTCTAGGAGCAGGTTTTGTTTCTTCATAAGTATTTATGATTTTCTCCTTTATATCACCTGGTATTAAAGACAGGTCAATTAGGAGTTGATTGCGAGTGAATCCGGTGTTTGCAATCGATTCATAGTTGCTGTAATGCTCAGATAAAAACTTATCCAGTTTTCCTTTAGTAATAGGAGTTTGACGTTTATCTAAAACAAAGCAATCTGAAGGAGATAAGATGTTTGGAATACCATCACCTTTATCACCTTTGATAATTTTCTCTTTTAGGTCTTTTATTGGATTTTCTGAAATGACAAATTTCTTCAATGCAGGATTATACTGCTTCACGTTGAATTCGCTTCTACTATTGTATGCTTGAAGTTGTAGAAAATCACCATCGCTAGAAATAATTAGAATGTTCTGATGCATGATATGACGAGGCACTAATGTACCAATAATATCGTCTGCCTCAGCGCCTTCAACATCAATTACTTTGTATGGAAAATTTTCTTTGAGTTCACCTTTCAGTTTAGAAAGAATGTCAAAGATGAGATGCCAGTCCAAATCAGATTTTTCTCTGGCTTTTTTTCTACCGGCTTTGTAGAAAGGAAATACAGATTTACGCCAATAGTTACGATTATCGCAGCATAGTACGATTTCACCATATTCACGAAATTTATTGGTATGTGTGCGAATGACGTTGAGCACCATATGGCGAACAAGTCCTTCTTCCAACTTTACATTTTTTTGAGATGCTATCTGAGCCATGATGCCAGATAGTAGGACTTGGTTTAGGTCAATTAATATCATGATAACACTCTCTGTTCAGGAAATACTATTCTACTAGATTTCCTTCAATTTGTCAAATGTATTTTGGATAAATTCATTCGATGTTGTTGTTTTTTTAGCAACCAGTCCATAGAAGTCACATGTTATCATTCTAGAAACATATTCTAGGGGTTCTGTTAGAATTGCTTCAAATAAGTCTGGGTCTACTGGGTTACCTTTACCATCTTCTCTGAATAGCATGATGTGGTACATATCACCCATTTTGTTTCCACCAATACTTTCTCCTGGGTCCTTATATTTTGCTCCTTCTACCCTTACGGTATCTTCTTCGGGACCAGGAATAAAGAAAAAAGCATCAAATTTTTCATTCTTTATTTCTTTGAGAAAGTCTAGCATTATAGTCCTTAATATGTGATTTTCTAACTCTCACCATAATCCATGTATTATAGTAATCTTCGCTTTCCATTACACCACGAACAAATTGTTCTTTCGCTTCAAGATATCCACATTCACCTTTTGCTTTGCATAGATGTAATATCTCTCTAGAAAAGTTTTCTTCTCCATGTAGTTTAACATCATTTACAAGTTCTGTGTTAGAGCCATAGTAAGTTTTCCAATCACTTGGTACTTTCACTCTTTTTTTCTTACCTTTGACTTGTTTGGTTTTGGCAGAATAAAAAAATTTCTTGCCTATGTATTTTCTTTTATTCGTGAGATTAGTAATCTCGTAGACGAATCCGTAGTTATCACCAATCAAGTCTTCCGTAAAATCTTCTTTATTATATGTCCAATTTAATCCCATTCTTCATCATCTTCAGAGTCCTCATCTTCTATATATTCTTCTTGAATTTCTTCGATGGGTTCTCCGCAGAATGGGCAATGCTCTGGATATTCTTGAGACACAAATTCCTCTGTATAATTAATTTGATAAGATGATTCGCAGTTGTGACACTCTGCTGTTATTGTTTTGTCGTTCATTGTAATCCTTTAGTGTGCCCAAACATCTGCCCAATCTCCCGATAAAGCACCTTTCGCATAATCAGTTGCTCTATTCTCAAAGAAGTTGGTATGTGTTGGTGCATTAATCATTTCTTCTACCCAAGGTAGAGGATTTCTTTTTACTTTGAAGATACCTTTTAGTCCAAGACTAATCAATCTTCTGTCTGCAATATAACGAATATACCTTTTCACTTCTTCCGCAGTTAATCCTTCCATCTCATTTACACTAAATGCCAAGTCAATAAACTTATCTTCAAGTTCTACCATTCTCTCTGCAATAGTGTAAATTTTGGATTTTAAATCGTCATTCCATATTTCTTTGTTTTCTTCAACATAAGTTCTAAACAACTTAATCATCGATTCACAGTGTTGTGTTTCATCAACAATAGACCAAGTTACAATCTGACCCATACCTTTCATCTTACCATGTCTAGGGAAGTTAAGTAGCATGATAAAGGAACTGAATAGTTGCATCCCTTCGGTGAAAGCAGAGAATACTGCAATGTGAGTAGCAGTAGAAGTCCTATCGCCATTCTGTGAGCTAAGATTAAGAATATAATCATGCTTTTCACGCATTTCTGCATATTCCAAGAACTCATTGTATGTTGTCTCCGGTAGTCCTAAAGTTTCAATAAGATGTGAGTATGCTGCAATATGTAATGCTTCTCTTGCTGCAAATCCAAGAAGCATCATACGAACTTCTGGTTGAACAAAGTATGGTAAATAGTTCTTTACATAACCACCAGCAACATCAATGTCGCCTTGTGTAAAGAATCTAAAGATATGTGTTAGAAATTTCTTTTCTGAGTCTGTAAGTTTTTTCTTCCAATCTTTTACATCTTCAAGCATTGGGACTTCCGTGTGAAGCCAATGGCTCTGCTCATGTTTCAACCATGAATCATATGCCCAAGGATAGTTAAAAGGTTTGAATGATGTTCTTTCTTCTGTTAAATCTAGGTGCTGCTTTTTAATCATTATAGATCCACTCCTTTAGTTCTTTTGGTGATTTGTTTCCTATTAGTCTTTTTATTTCCATATTTTCATCTAACATAACAAGAGTGGGTACACTTCTAATTCCATATTCTGCTGCAACTTCCGGATGCACATCAATGTCAATAACTTCAATTGGTAGTTTACAATCAATTTCTCCTAAATTGGCGGATAACATTTTACATGGTTGGCACCAAGATGCAGTGAATCGTAGAATTCTTTTCATTTTCCTTGTCCTCTATATTTTTTATATGAACGCTTTTCAACTTTATTCATACTTGCTGTTTTTTTGTGACCACCTTGTTTGGTTCTTTTTTCAACTGATCTATGACTATTCACTAGTGAGTTTTTCGCTGCCATAATATCTCCTTAATTACTTTTGTAGTTTGCATTGTGTTTGGCTTCAAGTTCTCTTAGGTCATTAGCAATATCAGACACACCATGCCAATCTTCAATGGCTATAGCCACTTGTAAATATTCAAGCATGACCTCTTTCTGCACTTGAAAACTTGTGTAGTCTTTACTTTGTTTCATTTTTTTCCTTTATCTTTATGCAGTTTAGATTTTTGTCACATCGTTCCATTGTTCCATTTTGTGTATTCATTCTTACTATACTATCACCATCATAAATTATTTGATATTTTCCATTTTCAACTGCTGGCATCAATGTTTGATATACCATTATACCTAGTATTAGAATCTCAGTTGTCATTTTATTTTTCCATTAGTCTGTTCACAAAGTCAAGTAGTAAATGATGTTTACTTCCTTTCCAATGTTTCTTCATCCATGAGTAACTGTCATACCAATATTTCTCTGCTTCAGGATGACAACCGATTAGTCCTATTTTATCTTGAATGATTGCCATAGGAACACCATTTGCATATCTTGCCACAGTTTCAAACTTTGATTCATCACCTATGATAACACTACCATCATAAAAATACAAACTGTCTGGATTATTATCCCAAACAACATTCATTTCTTTGGCATGTGGTCGTTTTGTGTCTGTGTTTGGTTGTCTTATGTATTGTTCTACTCTTAGGTCTGACATGATATTAAAATAGTCTGCATCAGCCCAATACGCACCCATACAGACACCTAAATATCTTCCGCCGTTCTGTATATAGTTTAGTATTTGTTTCCTGTTAGTCCTGAAAAGAATGTCCCAAGAGTCACTGTCTCCAAAACCACCAGGAAAACAAACCATATCCACATCATCAAAGAAATCATCTTCAATTTCATGTTTGGTAAAAATTTTAAACCTGTAGTGTGAATGTAAAGCCTTGATTATTCCATTACCAGATTGCACCGAACATTTCGGGTGATTCAAAAATAATGCTATGGTTTTCATTACCCCTCACATGCAATACAATCGTTTCCTTGTGCAATTTGTGTCATATCAAGTTCTTTAATAACTTGACGTTCAATTCTTTTTGATACTTTATCTGCTTTACCAATCTTTTCACTTCTGCAATAATATAATGACTTTAGACCTTTTTTCCATGCCATGAAATGAATAGCATGTATGTATTTGATATGTGCATCAGGTCTAAAAAATAGATTTAATGATTGTGCTTGGTCAATATAGTTTTGTCTGTCTGCTGCCAAATCAACAACCCAACGTTGGTCAATTTCCATTGATGTTTTAAATACTGCTTTTTCATTTTCATCAAGAATATCTAAGTGTTGTACTGAACCATCATTTGCAATGATACTTGACCAGATATCATTGTATTCTTGCTCATCAGTTACTTTCTTTTTGATGATTGCATCTAGCCATCTGTTCTTGTTTAAGTATGCACCTGAGAGCGTATCTTGTCTATACGCATTTGCTCTGTATGGCTCGATACTAGGGCTAGTATTACCCATAATAATAGAAGAAGAAGCATTGGGTGCAATAGCCATGAGATGAGAAAAGCGTTTGCCAGTACCAAGTGCATCAGGAGCCTCACCACGAATTTTACCGAGTTCCAAATTTGCATCATCTAGTCCTTTTCGTATGTGACTGAAAATTTTATTGTTGGTAACTTTGGCAACAACTCCTTCAAAAGCAATATTGTTACGTTGTAGATAAGCGTGGAAACCGAGAGCACCAATCCCAATGCTACGTTCACGGGATGCAGAATATCTTGCACGGCTGATTGTGTCAGGAGCATTATCAATAAAATACTGTAACACGTTATCAAGCATCTCAGCAACATCTCTGAGGAATAATGGTTCATTCTTCCATTCATCATAAGTCTCCAAGTTCAATGACGATAAACAACATACTGCGGTTCGTTCTTCATTCGTAGGCAATACAATTTCACTGCAAAGATTAGATTGATGAATCTTCAACCCTTTATCTTTTAGCCACTGAGGCATTTGTCTGTTGCTTGTATCAATGAAGTGTATATATGGTTCACCAGTATGCATTCTCAATTCAAGAATCATCTGCCACAAGTGTCTTGCAGATACAATCTCTCTCACTTCACCACTATGCGGATCCCTCAGTTCCCAATCATCACTTGCATTTGGATCTAACATGCAATTTTCAATGATGGACATAAAATCATCAGTGATATTGATACCGTGATGCAGATTTAAACATCTGACGTTTGGGTCTCCTGTCGGCTTTCGCATTTCCAAGAACGGAATAACGTCAGGATGAGATATGTCAAGATAAGCGGCATAAGAACCACGGCGAGTGCGGCCTTGACGATAAGCCAAAGAGCTTGAATCATAAATTTTAAGATGAGGCATAACGCCAGTAGACTTATCATCAGCAGAGCGGATACCAAAGCCAATACCTACTCCACCTCCGAGCATACTAAGCCAATTAGTTTCTGATAAGTTGTCAACTAGTCCCTCCGCAGTATCTTCAATATAGTTGAGAAAACAAGATATAGGCATTCCACGCTTAGAACGACCAAAAGAAAGAATAGGCGTAGAATAAGATAGCCAGTGTCTACTACTATATTCATACAACCTTTGAGCATGTTCAGGATTACTTCCGAAGCTCTTTGATACAAATGCGAATCTATGTTGCGGTGATTCTTCATCTTCTCGCATGTATGATTCTTTAAGTCTTTTGATTCCAAGTTCATCGAATAATTTATCTCTCTCTAAGTCTATCTTGATTCCTAAATATTCCATTTCTTCTACCTTATTATTGTTGTACGAATTCCTTAATCATCGGAAAAATAGGTTCAATCGCATTTGCACATGCTATTGCAATTTCTTGATGTTCTCTTTGTGTACCATTTGCACTCCTGAGTTGTATATAGTGAACCCAAGAACGCATGGTACCGTTCATATAAAGGCGAGAAGGGGTCATGCCTTCAGGTAATACTACTCTCGCTTGTTCTTTAGCAATCCCGTTTTTTATTGCCCAATCATAGGCTTGTTTAACCCGAAGCATAACACTAGCCTGTTCTTCTTCCCATCTTTCCTTAATATAATCATCTTCAGTTTCAATGGAATTTTGGCGATTCTTTTGATCCTGTAGTCTTGCTTCACGGTATTCAAATTCATTATCCACTACAGCATACCGTTGACTAAATTCTTGAAAAGAGAAGGACCTATGGCGTAATATCTGCCTAGCAATATCTCTTGTGGTATTAATTTCTAAACATACATTGACCATTTCAAGTGGCGACCAATGTTGATGTTTAATTAGGTAACGAACCAGTTTTTCTGCTGATTCATTATTGTTTTGGTTTGCTGGATTAGAAACTCTAGCAACAAAGGCTACTTGTTCCAAGAGGTTTCTTCCATCAGTCCCTTGAGAGTGAGACACCAGTTTTACGTCCATTATATAATCTCCATATTAAATTTTTTTCCATTTGGAAAACTCAAGATTTGCTCTCAAATTACTGAAAGTAAATTTATCTATAAGATCCACGATTTCACCAGGTGAAATTCCTGATAAAATCATATCATTTATGTCTTTTTGCTTGATGTTTTCCGGCAGTAATGTTACATTATATCCAGAAGCAATTGCTTTGCCGATTTGTTTGACTATATCTTTGTTTCTAGGTTCATTATCATACACCAAAACAAAATCAGTTAGTTCTAACTTCGCTGCTCTTGTAAGGTCTGCATCAGCAGTTGCAATTGCATTGGGTAAAAACATAGAATCAATTGGACCTTCAACAACATAAACTTTTTTACTTCTATCTAATTTATTCAACCCATAAAACTTCATACGTCCTTGAACTCGTTCATTCTCCACCAAAGTGATTGTGATGTAACGGATCTTTGATTCTGATAACGCCCTACCCTGTATGGTAAAGAGTTCGTTATTTTCATCGTAGAACGGTATGATAAGCCTAGGGTCTTCCTCTTTGAGGTTTTCATTTTCAACACCGAGAGATTGTACCAACATCTTGAAGTCAGGTGCAAAGTATAGTTCTGAGAAATATTTCTCAGGAATCTTCCTGGCTTTAACATACGCTTTCGCATAATGCGATTCTGGTAAGGACTCAATTGTATCCAAGTCGATCTTCTTTTGCGTTGTTTTTTGATTGAATGTAGGTTGACTCTTGAACTCCTCAAATGTAGGTTTCGGATAATTATGATTCCCGGTTTCACCATTGGTAAAACGTTCATAGGTATATTCTTTCAGTAAAGATGGATCTACAAACTTGAGAAAATTGTAAAATGTATGACTAGCACCACAATTGTGGCATATGAAAAAGTAGTCATTACTTTTCTTGTATACAAAGCCTCTTGCTTTGGATTTATTCTTTTGTGAATCACCACAGATAGGACACCGAAAGTTATACAGGTCTGGCTTCTTTTGAGCAAACCGTTCTAACTTTGGTGAGACTAGGTGTAAGAATTTTCTGTCAATGTATATGCTCATATTGTAATGATATCACAAACTTGACAGATTGTAAAGTGGTAAAAAGTTATTTACCGAATAGTGTGGAAAATGTGTCTAGATTAACGTGAGATACTAGCCAAGAAAACACAATAACACCACCAACTACCATCCACTTCCATTGCAGAAGTTTATCCAAAGATTCTTTTTCTTTGTTATTATGATCTTGCATATCCTTACGCATGGCTTTTAATTCATCCATGAGTCTGAATTCTGAGTCTTGCATCTTATCAAGAACCGTATCTATCCTGACATGGATTTCTTTGATATCTGCTTCTGTTTCTAATCTTCTGTTGTCCATGTCTGTATATATTTTAGCGATATGTCTGTCGTGCTGGTCCACCAGCTTCTCCATTACTTTATCCATTTTGTCGCAAAGAGTACATAGGGTGCTGACTTGTTGCTTCAGCACCCCAACGTCAATTTGCAAGTTTACTGTATCTTTATCGTCAGACATTTACTTTTCTTTACTTCTTTTCCGGAATCTTTGTGCCTTCTAATTTCTTATGCACTTTGATTGTTTTGCAAACTTCTTTTTCTTTTTTAGTCTTGTTATCAAACTCTTTAACGCAGACTTTCTTTTCTTCTGCTGCATATACCGATGTTGTGAGAAACAATGCAATTGCTAGGGCATATATGTAGTTCATTTTTCTTCCTTTTTAGTAAATTTTTCAGATGCAGTAAATCCTAATCCTGCGATTACAATATACATCATTGAATCGAAGGCGTCTTTTGACACTTTGTATGTAGTAAACAATTCAGACATGAATGCTATAGAACACATTGTAAATGCAGCTAAAGTAATAAATCTTTTGCTACTAATCGTTCCATTTACTTTATCTGAAAGTAAACTACCAAACCACATTCTCATTTAAATCTCCGGATGTGGTGGTTGTGATGGTGCTTCTTTGCCTCCAAATCCTGAAACTACTTCAGCTTTTACTGGCATAATACCACCATTCATCATACCTGAGGGTGCTGATACAACTGGTGCTGGTGGTGGAGCATCATGCATAACTTTCTTTGTTGCTTCAAAGTTCTCATTGGCCATCTTTTGTGCTTGAAGCATTGCTTCTTTATCTTCTTTAGAAGATCCTGCTAACATGATACCCGATAATGTACCTGTCAAGAATGTGGCAATAGGAACAATCAACTCAAAGAACTTTTGGTCAATTGGAGAAATTGCATTAAGAGGTTGTGTTACAAAAATAAGAGAATATAACACAACGAAAACGATACCAGTTAATGTTAATGCTAAACAAATACCAATAAAAAACTTCAATCTAGCCATCAACTGTTCATCTGTATATAAGAATGGTTGATTATTTTCCACAGTTGGCTCCTTGAACAGGTGGAGTGTTAGTAGGTGAAATAGTTGTTTGAGTTGGTTCATCTTTTGGGGGTCCTAATCTAGGGTCACGTTGTCCTTTAAATACATGTTCCGGACAAGTTCTTGTCACATCACATACAGGTGCTTTACAAATATCTTTATCCCAGTTTGCAGGATCCTGACAAGGATATCTGAATCTATCTCCACTACACATTGCCATACCTATAGGCAACAACAATAACACAAGCATAAACTTTGCAAGTTTTGCATCTGTTGTCATCTTATGCTCCTAAAACATGTAGTGCGTGTTCGTAGTGTTTTATTCTATCATCAAGTCCTATTGTTCCACCGTTGATTCTCTTGGTCATACCAACGATATCATTCTTATCCGCAAAAGTATTGATTTTATTTGTTTCCCAGAACCAACATGCAGACTGAGCAGCACCTTCAAATGTCTGTGTGTACTCTGCGGCTTCTTCTGGTGAGATTTCTAATGATGCAGCAAACCAAGTATAGTTTGTTTTGCCTGTCAACTGAATCAGTCCACGACCACGATATTTCCATCCATCTCCTGATGCTTCGTTGCCGTTACCCATACGGTCTGCATAAATCCTATTTGCAATTTTTTGTGGATTTCTTTCGTATGCTTTTGCTGTAGGCATGTCTTTGAAATATTTTGAAAATAATTTCATCAGACTTTCTGCCTTATAGTTCAAATTTTCTGTAAGAAAAACAAAACCACCAGACTCATGGGCACACTGAGCCACGAAAGCAGCAATACGCTGAGGTGTATTGATTTCATAGTCAGGAAGAAGTTGGCTTAATGCTTTGTGCCATTGGTCAATGTATGGATTTTTTGGAAGTAATTGTCTTAGTTGTTCTTTTTTTAGTTCCATTATTTTACACTTTCATAAATGTTTTTTTGCTTATGATACCATTCACCCCATGCATCATTTTTCGCAGAACATTCATGATAATTTCCGTAATTAATACCTATCTTCTTTGCTATCTCACTTAGAGTAGCATCTTCAGGAGTCATTTGTAACTCCTTGCATTTTTCTAATAGAACCTCTGGTGCTTTTGGAAACTTTGGTACCACAGGTACTGGCGTTGAGCATCCCACAAGCAACAGAGCAATTAGAGCATATTTCATTTCGGTATCTCCGCTGCTTTATTTATTGCCCCGATAAATTCTTTTGGTATTTCACATTCACCACCAGGTAAGAACTTAGTGTCATACTTGACAACTTCTCTGTCAATATACTTGACAACTTCTTTACCTTTTTCTGTTATAATCTTATTCTTTACAACAACTTTCTCAACAATCTCAGTATTAACTTGCTTAGATTGTTCTTCAGCAATCTTTACTTTTTCTTGTAGTTCTTTAACTTTTGCTTCCCACTGGTCATTATTGTATATTGCACCAGACATAAAAACACCGATAACAATCATAACAATAGATGCTATTTGTATCGGTGTCTTGTAAACGTAAAGAGGAGGTATAAACTTAGCAAGAATCTTAACAAGATATGTTGATAATAAACCTATGATACCAACAACTAAGATTCCATAAAAAATCCAATCAGGTAGCCATTTTAAAATCCACATGTTACATCCTCTTACATTTTAGGTGATTTTCTAGTCAAAGTAGGATACTTCTTTTTCTTCATTGGTAACTTTACTGCTGTAGCACTTATGGGATCAGTTGCACTTTGTGGTCCAGTAACTACTGTTGGCCCTGCTGATCCACCTACTGCTCCATCTTCTTTAACACAACTTCCTTTTGAGTATGGTGTTTTACCTGGAACTTTTCTATATCCCGTCCAGCAAAGTTCTCTAATATCTTTAAACTTCTTTTTCATCAGCAATTCCACTTTCTCAACGATTTATTAATTCTGCTATTTGGATCTTTAGCAGTCTTTGCTGAAGTTAATCTACGTTTCATGCCAGACATTCTTGCACAGAATGACTTTCTACGATTCCATGCTTTTGAACCTTTCTTTAACTTTGATGGCTTCGTTGTTACAGCCATTGAAAGCTTAGAACCTGGATTAGCACGACGATATGATGCGATACCTTTACGGTTTAGACCACCTTCAGGATCTTTACCTGCTGCACGTTGCCATGCTGGTGATTTTTCCATGATAGATTCTTCTGTCAGAACCTCATCATCACCAATATCAAAATCTTCTTTTAAACCCGCAATAAAGTTATAATCGTCCATTGTCAGAACACCTTTATTGCGAATCTCAATCAGTCTTTCTGTAATGG